GAGCAGATGTTGCCCCATTAGATTTTAAGAATGTTCCACTAGCACCAAGTGCAAGTTCGGTAACATCTCCGAGACCATTAGAATAGAATACCCTCCATGCTGTTTGGTCTACGAAGGATGTAAGGTTAGTGTAACCACCACCTGCACCTAATTCCTTCCAGTCAGCACTTGAAGCTATGCCTGTTGCTATATATACCGTGTTATTAGTTGTATCAACGAAAATATCACCAACAACACTTGGGGTAGTGGTAGGTGCGGAAGTGCCAGTAGAAATAATTGGTACAGCAGTAGCATCGCTAGAGGCAGCAGAAGATAGGTCTTGAATAAACGCTAACTCAGACGAAGTTAGGGCATCTTCTGGGTCAAATAATGGAGTATGTCGGGGATTGGTAAATGACATATTTATATTATACTACGTCGAGGATTGGATTTGTAAACTTTCTTGTATTCATCTGTCAATCTACGTCTCATAGCTTGAATATCACGTTCAGCGTTACGGATAGAGCGAACTTTATTTTGTTCTCTCGCCAGCTCTTTTAAGTTAGCTTCTCGTTTTTTCTCAATTGTTTTAGCTTCCACTTCTAGTATTTTTAATGTCTGTTCAGAAGTTACTTTTTCAGTCTTTAACTTTACAGTTGAATTAAAGAGGTTGGCTTCCTCTCGTTTTAATTTAAGTATTTGTACTTTTGTGTCATTCTCTTTCTTTGTTAAAGAGTTCAAAGAATTACCAACCTCTTTAATAGCAGACTGTATAAAACCCAGCCCAGTAGATTTAAATGTTTTTTGTTTCTTTTCAGCGATTTCAATCTCTACCGCTAATTTAGATTTCTCTAATGCTTTAATAGAATGATTGATAAGGTTTCGTTGCGAAATTGCGTCTTTAATTTTTGTTATCTGACCAGAAAATGTAGTAGTGGCTGAATCCGCAAAAGATAACATAGTATCTTTATTTTCCTTTAAAGACTCGTCAAGTTCCCTGATGGTTGATTGCTTTTTAACAATAACATTATCAAGTTGTTCTATTTCTTGACCGAGCATTTTAATCTCCGCCTTTAATGAAACTACTGTACGTTGCATCGCGTTTTTTTTCTTTTCAGATTCCATAATATGCAGGGCGGTTTCCCGCCCAAAAATTAGTTATCACGACTCATTATGGTCGCAGTAACTGTTCCGTTTAGACCACCTGTCCCATCGGCAGTAATTTTGAATGCTACACAAGCTGGTAGCGGTAGACTGTCCACAAACTTAGTAGGAGTGCTACTTGTTGCTTGAGTCGGGACTGACGTAATAGCACCAGTTCCATCGTTACGATACGGTAGTTCGTACCAATCGCCGTCAGGAGCGAAACGTACATAGTATCTAAACTCCATACTGGTATGAGTACCGAGGGTTATGTCGTAGTAAATATTTAGTTGCGAATCAACTAAGTTTTCTGTTTCCGTTACTACGACAACATCTTCCTCAAGAGTATCAATATCAGCATTAGTTCCAGTGGCTATTAGATTGGCTCGACCATAATAACTCATAGTGTGATTTACTTATTCTTCTCGGTTTCTTTCTTAGCTTCGGCTTTAGAAGCTTCTTTTTCCGCCTCCTTGATAGCTTTTTCAGCTTCTTTCTTGGCTGTGTTTACGTCAATGTCTGAAACACTGACCTGACCACCAAGGCGGTTTAGAATGACAACAGCATCTTCGTCTTTAACGATGACACCTTTTTCATCAATCTCTACCTCAACCGCATTTTTAGAATGTCGCTGACCTCTAACTAAGAAACTAATAACTTCTCCTGTATTTGATGTGATTTTTTTCATACATTTATTATATAACTATTAGTGAACAATAGTACCAAGACTATATACAGTTATAGCTGTGGCTGAAGTTACCACTGCAAGGAATCGCTTAGAATTATTTTGAGCAATTGTCATTGTGCCTGATAAAGTGAGTCCAGTATTTGTGGTGACAGTAATTGTCTCAGCCAAGTCGGCGGTGTTACGAATAGTAAACTCAAAACTAGCACCTGTTTCTGGGTAGTCCATGGCGTTAATTAGTGCAGCCGCAGTTGGAAGTAAGTCTGCTCGACTTGCTCCAGCAGGGTCACGCAAGATAAGTCCACCAAGGACTTCATCAGCCGTAAAAGTTACCGCCGCAGCCGTAGCTGTAGTAGTAACGGTTGTCTTTGTTAAGACGTTACCTTTCACTTCTACATTGTCGAAATTTGTGAATCGTGACATAGAATGTTTGTTATGCTCCCGCCCTCATCTCCACCCCGAAGGGCAGAGTGAAAGCAGGAACGCTAGTAATTAACTTGAGTAAGCTGCTAAATAATGTTCAGTGCGGGAGTGAAATCAACCTTGTTATGTTTGGTTGAATTACAACTTATACAGCTTAAGAACTGTAGGCCACATTATCTCCTTTACTACCTACAATATTTCGCCAGTTTACGAAACCGTATACTTTTGTTTGTTTAATTTTGTATACGATAGAGTCAGTGGTGTCATCTCGGTATGTGTCAGTTGTCAATGGGACAAATGATACACATACAAGACCGACACCGACTTCTGGGTCACGCATTGTTTCATCAATCAAGAACCACTTGGAAGTGTCGGTTGTACCAGACACATACTTAGAAGAAAGAAGTGCAGGACTTAGAATAACTCTACCAAATAAACCTTTGTTTACGTTGATGTCATTATTTGCAGTACCGACCTTCTCTGTTGATTGATTGATTTCTTCTGCTAGACGAACGAGTCCGTTAGCTGGAGGAACTACGATAGTAACCGCACCACCCATCGTTGGCATATCTTCACCAACATCGTCAGTGAATGTAGCCGCTTGTTCACGGGCTGCAAAGTAAGCATCATCTGAGAATGCTCGTGCATTTCCAGAAGATTGTACAGCGTTTGATACGGTAGTACCGCCGTTAGCTAAAGCGTGTTGGGTTGAAACCAATCGCTCATTAAGGGCAGTATTATTACCGTCAAGTCCAGCGTTACCACGAACGAAGAAACGCTCGCCTTGTGAAGCTGGAGCTGTAAACGCCATATTAAATACTTCAAATGGGTCTTGGATATTAGTACGGTTCATCTTGATAAGGAGCTTTTGGGCTCGGTTCAAGATAGTTGCATACTGATTACCTTCTTTACCAAGTCGTTCCTCTGGTACGTGGAACTCATTAGCAATTTGTGCATCTGGGTCATAAACTTCTGTTTCATAACCACGGATAAAGGTAGCACGAGGGTACGCACCACCAGCAGAACGAGAACCTTCGTTCTCAACTCCACTTGTAGCGATGTGTCGCCAAACAGCTCTATCACCATCATCAGTTGTTTCTGAGATGTTTACAAAGAGACTGTCAGCCATTGGGTCTGTTCCCATTAGGGAATACTCTGAGAACGTCTTGAAAGACGTAAGAGCTTGATTTTCCAGAGCATCAAAGTCAGCTCGCACTTTAGCGAGAAATACATCCTTGGCTCCTTGAAATAACGTTTCCATATCTGTTTTTTGATTAGCTATCTAAACTACACAATGTTGTAGCCAAGGATAGTGCTGATAAATCGGACTTCAACTTGAGTTGTGTCCTTGCCAGTTAGACCGAATGAGAATAACTGCATATTCTCTACTACTGAGAATGCTGATACTGTACTTTCGTCTACAAGCAGACCAGTTGAGTCAATAGAGAAGTTTCCGAACGCACCTGAGTTATCAGTTGTTTCAGCAGCCGCATCTAAATCTCCCAACCAAGTCATTGGAACGAATACTGGAAGATACGCAACCTTAACCTTCTTGTCAGTTACGTTATCTGCTTCGGCAACGTAACTATCTACTTCATAAACCTTGCCCCTATCACCTACGATAGAAAGAACTACTCCAAGGACGGCTCCAAGAGTTCCACCAGCAGTCAGCACAACACTTGTGTCGGTTGAAACGCCAGGAATGATTGCCTCTCCTACGGAAATGGTTTGCGAGTTTTCGATGAGTCCATACTTGACGTCCTCACCAGATACCGCTTTATTTGTGGTAAACATATTAAATGAAAAATAACCTGTTAATGCCGATATGACACATCAGGTTAAAATTTCAGCTATGGGAGTTAGTTTATTTCCACTCTCGCTTTGTACCTTCTTCTACCACCTTTTTTGCCGCTTCAAGTGTAATACCTGCTTTTTGTGCGACATTGGTGACAGTATCCGAATACTTTGGTGGTTGGTTTCCGTTATTGGGCTTGCCTTGCATACCACCAGCATTTTCTGCATTAGCAGTAGCGGCGGCAGCTTCTCTAGCTTGACGTTCTTTGTCGGCTTCAACAAGCTTATCTTTATTAACGAACGCATACGCACCTACGAGGTCTTGATAGATAAATTCAGCGTCTACTTTGCCAGAGTCAATCTTCTTAAAGTTTTCAAGAATAACTTGATTTTCTTCATCTGAAAGACCGAAATCTGACTTAAACTTCTGAATTGCCTTTTGTTTCTGCTCATCACGAAATTGTGACATTGTTTCATCTTTAGCAGTGGCAGGTGGTGTTTGGGGTTCTTTTTTCTCCAGTGGAGTGTCCAGTTCCTTTTGCTTTTGAGCTACCAGTTCTTCAATCCGTTGCTTTTCCTTGCGGACACCTGACATTTCTGACAAGCTTTTAGTAACGTCTTCTGAAGCTTTCTTTTTCAAGTCAGCTTGCTGTTCAACTGATAAATCATTTACCACTTCATCTAACTTATCTCCTGAAAGTTCTCCGTTAGAGACTTTCGCTAAAATTTCTTCTGGTGTCATATCTTTTATGAGTTTGGCGACAACTCTGTAACGCCCTTAAATGTCCGTTAATAATTCAGCCGACAACGCTGTTGTATTTATAATAACACATGTTTGATAAAAGCAACAATCTATTGTGAATTACTTTTGTCCTTTGTCATCTTGGTAGCAAAATCACTTGCTTTTTCAATTGCATTGTTCCAGTCAATTCCATCCTTTTTCTTTACTTCTTTTTTAATTTCTTCAGGAGCTGGCTGACTGCGTACTAACGCATCCATCACTTTTAACTGTACCAACATCCCTTGATACTTCTCGGAGTTCTTGTGGTCAAACCGCAACCGTTGATGAAGCTGGAACGCCATAAAGTCGTTCAGTCGTTGCAGTTTATGTTTCTGTTCGTATAACACCTGAATGGCATCATCTTTAACTTTGGTTGGTACTCTCTCTAAATAATCCTCTACCAAAAAATCACTGAATTTAGAAGAAAAACGGCGATAAATAAATCTTAATATTGTATTCATAACTAATTCATTTGTGGCACTCCCCCGTTACTTCTACCTCCAAATTGTGTCCCTGTACGGCTTTGATTAAGGTTTCCAGTCATAGCTCCCTGTCCTTGTCTACCTGTCATAGCGTTCATTGAAAGACCTTGTGGCATACCGCCTGGTAGACCAGCCATAGCCATTTGTTGTTGAGGATTTTGTTGCATAGTTGAGCCACCCCACGCTGACATAATCTGAGGCATTTGCTGTTCAGAAGTATAACTTGAAGGATGTTCACCTTGCTTTTCAAGCCACCTAACATAAGTCTTGTTAATATCAGCCACACCAGCAGGAATAAATACATTAAGGAGAGGCTGGAGGATATTTTCATTAAACATCGCCCGTTCCATTTCATCGTCTTTCTCTGGTTCTAGCTTAATGTCGTCAATGTAGAACTCAAGATTACCAATCATATCAACAGGCATTTCAATAATCTCTGTTGGCTTACCGTTTTCAATTGACTTCTTAATCGCTTCAAAATAAAGATTAAGTGCTTCGTCGGGGTTCTTTACAAACCGCACTTCTAAGTCCCCCACGTTACCTTGTGATAGTGGTGAGTTGGGGACAATAAACGCTCGTAAAAGATTTTGTCCAGTATTATATTTGCCAGAAGCATAGAACTGCAACATAGTCTTTAGGAGTAAAATAATTTCTTGATGAACTAATCCATAATACATCAGTAGGGTATTACCGAGAGCTTGCTGTTTCATCTTTTCAATCTGTATCATCTCTCTGGCTGACCGAGGTTGCTTAGACGGTGCAATCTGGGTGTTACCACCCTGAGCAAAAGAAGACATCAACCCCTGGAGGGAGTTCATCATGGTAAAGTACGAACCACTAGCTTCCTCAATACGAAACTCTTTGTAGGCGTTCACATCATTAACTGGAATTACTCGTTGCTGACCGAAAATAAGTTCTGGCGCCTCAAAGTCAGACGACAATACAGGAGGGTCAATAGCGCGGAGTTCTCGTTCTACCATCATTGTATAGCTGGTGTTTAGTATTTTTGATGAGTCTTTTAACAAGAACGGCATTGACATACCGTAGGCAAATTTATCATCTATTGGTTCGTGCATAGACCAAGTATATGGTTGCATTTTGTGATGGAAAGGATTAGGTGATGCTTCACCCTTACCAAGCTCATCAAGCCAAACACCATTTGCAATTACTTTCTTTTTATCTTTTGCTGTATCAAGGTCGTATAATACTTGAACTTTATCGCTATTTAATATCTGTGTACCACCCAGTAACTCAAAAAACAATGAGTCATCAGCAATTTGCGCTCCTGGCACAACATATTCACAATTTTTATATTTGCTAGTTGGGTATTCTTTCTTAAAGTCATCCCAAGTCATTTCCTTCACCCTGATAGTACGGTTTTGTTTTTGGATGTCACGTTCCCAAATTTTTTCAAGGTAGATTTCTTCTAGTGGTACGATTTCAGTGAAGGCATCATCCCACATCTTTTTCATCTCTTTTTTAACCTTAAAATCGTTCTTAATTTTATCGTACTCAGTCAAGTAGCGAAGCTCACGTTCATCCATTTGGAAACCAACAAAAGTACAGACAGTACCGTTCATAGCCGAATACAATACTTGCCAAAACTTCTCTACCTTATCCTGAGTCTTAAAACGATACTTTTTGTACATCCCTTGTAGCACTTTGATAGCGTAAGAATTGAGGGCATCGCCAGTTAAAGTAGGGTTAATATTCAAAGATACTAGACGACCAGTAAAGTCTAATACCTCCTTGCGAACAAAGGGAAGAGAAAAATCCAAACCAAGAGAAGCCAAATCTTCCGAGGGAGTGACGTTAGAGTTCCAAAATAAATTACGAGAAATAGTCCAAAACTCCTCTAGGGTTTTATGTTGCAGTTGGCGAAATGATTGTTCCCGATTGTTTCTAAAACTGTAGTAGGAGGCGTAAGTATCACCGATTTCTTCAAATGCCTTACTACTCGGGCGATAATTGTCCTCAATGCGATACTTTTTTTCGTCTGTTTGGTTTGGTTTCATATTACACTATTCTTATGCCGTGTTGACTACGGACAAATAAATTATCCTTAACGCTAGCTTCACCAATGTTATGATTAAGTCCACGTTTTAAGATACCTAATAAAAGTCGTTTTCGTTCTGGTTTGGGGATTTGGTAGAATTGTTTTGTATTAAAATTTTGTATAGCAAAACCTCGCTTATGTACTACATATACATCTTTCGCCTGCATATAGTTAGCCGACAAGTTTAAATCGCCACATACATCTTTAAGAAAGTCAACAATATCTATTCGCATTATTATTATAATACCATACTTACGCAAAAAGAAAGTGATATACTATTTGAATATGGATAAAAAAATACAAGATATAATTACTAAATTAAATAAAGTAGCGAACAAGGATATTGCTTTTGCTGGACAGAAGAAGGTAGTAGAGGGACAGAGTACGGGAGTAGAGATGTTAGATTTTGATATTGGCTGTAACGGCTATCCTAAGGGGAGAATTACCGAGATATATGGTATTCAAAGTTCTGCAAAAACCAGTTTAGCACTGTGGGGTATAGCATCGGCACAACGGGAAGGGAAGACCTGTGTGTTTGTTGATGCGGAGTATGCTCTTGATTTACAATTAGCTTCCTCACTTGGTGTAGATGTAGAAAACTTAATTGTGTTATATCCCGATAATGGTGAGGAAGCGTTTTCAGTGATTGAAAACCTACTGCGTGACAAAACAGCCGATTTAATAGTAGTAGACTCGGTACCGTCATTAGTACCAACCCCTGAGCTTGAGGCAGAGGTCAATAAACCTACAATGGGCGGACAGGCAAGACTTATCGCGGCTGGACTGCGTAGGTTAGTGCCTTTGGTTTCTAAGCAAAATGCGGTACTTATTCTCATCAACCAAGTGCGAGCCAATATTATGGGAGGTATCTATGACCCGTATGTAACACCTGGCGGATATGCTCTCAAGTTCTATACCTCACTCCGCATTGAACTTAAAAACAAGGGTAAACTCGTTAAAGGAGAGGAAACTGTTGGACAACAAGTCATATATCGTATGAAGAAAAATAAAGTCGGTATGAACAACGACAGTGGTTTAATTAACTATGTCTACAATGACGGCTTTTATGCAGAATTAAATCTCTTAGCTATGGGAGTCAAAAAAGGTGTCATCACTAGAGGTGGTAACACCTATTCTTGGGGAGAGCAAAAGCTGGGAGTTAGTAAGGCAAAAGCTGAGGAGTTTTTAGAAACAAACCCAGAGATTGCCGAGCAAATTAGGAAAATGATTGACGCTTAGGTATTTGCTTCAAAAATGCTCTAGCAAACTAAGGATGATTTTCATTTTTTCTCTTTTTTCTCCTCTGGTATATCAACAATCGCACACTGGGTTGTAAGTAATGTCTTGGCGGTTGAGATACTGTTTTCTACTGCACAGCGGACTACTTTGGCTGGGTCTACAATACCAACTTCCAACATATCTTTAACTACCTCACCAGTGAGGACATTATAGTTCAGTCCCTCAGCAATCAGGTCTTCATCAAAACCAGCATTAAGGAGGATTTGTACATAAGGTTTTGATAGAGCATATCGTACCACTCGTTCACCCATAATTTCGTCATCAAGGATTTCAGCTAGGTCACGCAGGGTAGTACCACCACCAGCGACAATACCCTCCTCTAACGCCGACTTACACGCCCCCACAGCATCGTCAATTTTCATCTTCAAGTATGCCTGTTCTGCTTCGGTTTGTGCTCCAACTTTAATAAGAGCCACTCCACCAGTTAATCGGGAAAGGCGAGTTTTCAATATTTCAATATCACCGTACTTTTCATTATCTTCTGCTTTAATTTGTCCCCGTATTTCTTCAATACGGAGGTTAACAGAGTCTTTATTGTCTTCTTTGCCCACTAAAATAGTACGGTCTTTAGTAACCACTACTCTAGTGGCAGTACCAGTTTGTTCAGCACCAATTATTTTAATTGCTTTATCTTTTGTGACTGCTGTAGCACCAGTAATTAGAGCTAAGTCTTCCAGTTCTTCTTGAGTTTGTGGTTTTCGTACTGCTACGATATTCATCCGACCTTGCTGTTTGTTGGCGATAATAGTTTGTAAAAGTTCTCCCTCTACATTTTCAGCAACCAAAAGAACATTAGTTACTCCCTTTTGAGCCAGAGAAGTCAAAACAGGCACTAAGTCTGTATTAAGGTTCATATAGCGGTCTGTAATAATCACACTTGGGTCTTCAAGGACAGCTTCACCTTTGAGATTAGTAATCATATACGGTGATACATAACCAGATTTCCAAGTATATCCCTTCATAGTTTCGCTACGAACTTCTGTACCAGGTGACTCAGTCACAAGGACAGACCCGTCAACCCCCGTGTCCTTTACAATGTCCGATACCAACTTAGCTAACTTATCGTTCTCAACAGAAACCTGAGCTACTTCCTTTAAGTCGGTAACAGGAATAGATTTATCTTTTATGGCTTTTATTATTTTTTCCTCAGCTTTTTCCATCTCTTTTCGTAACACCATTGGGTTATAACCGTCAGCTAAAGCAACTTCTCCAGCGTCAATCATGTGCTTTGCCAACACAATAGTGCTTGATGTATTATGAGTAAGGATATAATCATTTGTGCAATATAGATTATCTTGATTACTTACTTTAATACATCTCATTTCAACAAATTCATCAGTTTCTTGTATGTCTACAATTTTATCTCCGTAATTATACCCTTTCAATTCAGTTATGCGATAAATAGAAGTATCAGAATAAGAGTTTATATCATTTTTTCTATCTCGTAAGTACGAATGAGTAGACACACCCAGACCTCTTAATAATTGTAATATATCTGCACATAACCTATAACTAATGGTACTGTATTCTAAAAATCCTTTATTATTAATATAACCATCTGTATCAGTTAGACCTTGCAGTAATTTCTTTCTACTTTCTAAATCAGAATAAAGGTACTCTTTTGGTATAAATTTACTAGAACTACCAGAATTAGCTAGTCCAAGCTCTCTTAAAATATCTCTAATAGATTTACCCTCGCTTGTCTGTCCTGTGATTTTAACTCTGAAATAATTTTTGGCTTCAATAAATTGAACATTTAATCTATGTCCCTCTGGTAAAATCAATTTATCAATAATATGTTCCTTATTAGTACCAATCGAAATTTCTATAGAACCAGAATCTCGCAGACAGCCATCACCAATAAGAACCCCTAGCAAGTAAGGGTCTAAAGGAAATTTTCTAATTGGGAAATCAACAAAGGAACGTGGGGTATAATATTTATACTGAACTTGACCATTTTCTTTCAAAAGATAAAGTCCCGTTTCAATCATTTGCTTTGTTGTTATTACCTTTTCTTTACCCCAATAAGTAGTCACCTGCCATAAATGGTCGCCAGAACATTCTACAATCCTTCCATCACTGAATACAACTTTATATAACTTTAATTTGCCTTTTTCAAAAACATCTACAACAGATTGCGTAGTACCCTCAGAACCACAAATTTTATCACCAGGTTTAATATCACCCATTGTTGTAAAACCATTGGGAGTAAGGATTTTTGCGGAAAGAGGTTGTGGACCGTCCCCTGCATCATAGTTGGTTTGTTCGGCTGACTGTTTGATACTTTCTGCTCCAAGATATTCGTAGGGGTCTTCGGGGATAATCTCTCTGGCAATTGAAACACCGTCATTGGTGACAATTGGCATACCGTATTTCTTATAAATTACGTTCCGACCCTTTGCCCCCATAGTATGACAGACTGCGTTATACACTTTATTGACTCCAACTTCTAATTTTTCTCTAGCTTCAATTCCATAAAGAGCTTCGGTTTTTCTCATATTAAATATTATTTACTAATTAGTGATTTTATTATATCACAGCTTTTTAAGTGTCTTAACTGTATCAGTATATATTTCACCGTCAATTTCACAGACCCGTTGATATTGTTTTACGTTAGGTTTAATGGTTCGCATCTTACCCCCACGTTGGACACAGTCAGCAAATTTGCTCATATTCTAAGTTGGGCGATTATAGCGGAACTAAATGACCGCATAGTTGGGTCAGTCACCGTCTTGCGTTGGTTTTTTAATACTCTGCCTACCGAAACACAGAAGTTCTCCACCATTGCCCTTCTGTCTGCTGTCCCGTCATTGCCGTGAATTGGCTTTAAGTTCTCGCCCAACGTTCGGTCTGTGCCAGAGTATTTAGAGTTCATTATGGCATCATATACTTTCATTACCGCTGGCGAGTCCTCATTAAACTGAATACGGGGCAATAATTGAGAAGTAGCAATATGCCGAGGCTTAAACTCTATAGCGTATTGGTTATAAATAATATTTACACCAAATGGTCTAAGGACATCAGCATCAGATAGGTTGGTTGGTCGGCGTTTAATTGTGTGGTCAAGTTCACCAAAGTAGCCGACTGGTTTTCTCCACCCTTTTAGCTTTTCAAAAAACTTCAAATGAAATTCGTTGTAGATGTCGTTCATTTCCCTACCTAAGGTTTGTTGCAAGTTAAACTTTACGTCCGTCAGTTCAACAAATGGATTAAGAAAGGGGGCATACCAAACAGTGGGCTTATTAGTATTCTCGTAAGCTTCAAGTAAATTAAAATTCAATCCGTCAAACTGCCAGTAACCAATTACGGTTAAATCTTGTCTGCCACCAATATCCAGAGAAACATATAGCGGGCGGTTTGCATTGTATTCCAGTGGCGTGATTGTCGCCTGTGAAATCTGTGGATAATATTGGGTTTTAGACGACACGGAGTAGTCTACTTGAGCTTCACGCATTAGGTCAGGGTCATCAAGCTGTCTCGCTCTCTCTTTTAGGTCTTCATACCATTGTTGGTCTTTGAAGGGGTGGTCGTTCCAAGATAAAGGTATATATGTACCTCGTGTCCTCGCAGTTTCCATAAACTTTTTAGCTACTGCCGACTCTACGGTAGTAGAAACAAAGATTTTCATCCGAGCTACCGATGTCAAAGCACGATAGACTTGCTGGAAGCGGTCTACATAAAAACATTCGTCAATAAAGATAGAACTAAAGCGTTTAGAACGACCAGCGTTAGCATTAGTTGAGCTACCTATAATTGAGGTTTTAATTTGGGGGTTAATTAGTTTTAATGATGAGTCAGTATTAGTTCCGTGGGCTTTTTTGGGTCTAAAACCTTCTGGAGTCAGCCAAGGCGGTAACATTGCTAATTGCCAACGGATTTTACCAAAAATACTCGCGTCAGGACTACTAGTTCCGTCATCTACTTCACCTTCGGTACGAGAGAGGATAAAGGCAGAATAATTCGGGGTAAAAAGCCAACGCCAAGTATAATAAGCCGTAATCAGCCAAGTTAAACCCATACCACGGGGCTTATCTATTAAACAGTCCACATCTTCGTGACTATCTTCGTATTCTTGTAGTTTACGGATTATTTTACGTTGGTATTCAAATAAAAAGAACGGCTTGGGCTGAGCATCGTACTCCATTAGTTTTACAAAACAAAAATCCTCAATAAACTTTATTGGGTCTACCGAATACACATCAAGTAAGCGTTCTGCTCGCAGAAACTCATTTTCGTGCATTTCTTTAAGGTTAGAAACTCTAAAACGGAGTTTTTGCAGGTACTCATCTGACGAGTAGTATTTAGTAATTAGTTCGTATCTCATACTTGGTCTTTAGTATATTCAAGCATAGCTGACTCTAAATCTTGCCGACCAGCTTGGTTAATAACAAGCTGTTTGAATATTTGCATATTCGGTTTATGTCCACCCTGTACCCGACTAAGAGTACCAAGTAAGGTATTAGCGAGTGAAATGCGGTCTTTCGGTGACATCTTTTTAATAACGGTGCGACTAATATTATCTAAAAGTTCATCAGCTACCTTACTCATTTTAAGCATTGCTTTGTGATATTGAACTTCAGGCAATTCAAAACGAGCCAAGTCATCAGTATTGGGGGTGACAAGTTCCGCCCCAATGGCTGACCGCTTAGTAGTAAATGGCTCTGTGTATTTTTCAAGGTACACATTAGCTTTCATCATTTCTTGCATCTGGTGGGTTATCTTATGCGGATTGCCCTGTAAGTAGCTACCAATAAGGCGATTAGAGTTAAGGAACCGACCAGAAATAGTACCGATGTCGTAGTCTAGCTTATTGGCTTCAATACGATACATCCACTCCTTCCACATTTCATTTTCCCGACACGCCTCCCGAAACGCTTTGATTGTCAATTCAGTAAATCGTAACTTCTTCTCTTGCTTGTCAGTAAAGAAATGGATTAGGCGTATCCAATTAAGGAAATGGGCATCTGTCCAATTTTCTAGCATCACTTTTTTAAGTGACACCCCCTCGTACTCTTTATAATCTTTTTTTGACATTATTTAAAAGTGTACCATATTTTTTCCTGTTCCTTATATATCTTTTCTACTTAACCAGACAATATGCTCACCGTGCTGACAATCCAGCATCACAAACTCACGTTCTACCTCACCGTCAGCATTAACTCGCATACCCTTATAAGGGACAGCTTTTTCCTGAAAGTGTGGAAAAGTTTTAATTGTTATGTAGCCGATGCTCGCTGTCTTCATTAAGTCTATCTAAAATTAACTTTTTGGTAGTAAGTATCAACTCATCGTGGGTGATTTTACTGATTAGTTCATCACCATATTTTGCCATAAAAGCATCAGCTAGACGTTGAGTTAATAATTCTGTCAAATACCACTCCGTTTTAGTACGTAACTTTGCTATTTCTACAGTAGCCGTGAAACTATCATTGGTTTTTGTAATTTCCAACATGACCATTTATTTCTATTGCTCTAGTAATAGCGGCATCACGAACAAACTCACTAAATGTTGTCGTACCACGGGCTTCGTTAATTTGGTCTAACTCGTACTGTGACCAACGTATTTGTATAGTTAAATCTCGGCTCATAACTTTTAATTTGTTAATGCTACCTGTTCATCATACACCTGTACATACATTTGTCCATACAGAGTTATCCACATACACACCTGTCCATACAGAGTTATCTAACATTACTAACAACCTAGTATTATACATTTCGTCCACGAAAGTAGACCTTAATGCTTTATCTTGATATTGGCTGGGTACAGACATAAGTGGGAACAAACGAGATAATGAATAGCTTAGTCGGAACCGAACTACCATTTCCGTTTACTCCCACCAATGTCCGTAGACACTGGTGTGGTGCTATCAACCATTTGTCAGAGAATATGCAGAAACTCTGACTGG